AGCCCGCGCTTGCCGTCCACTGCCCTTGTGTGTGTGCGTGAAATCCGGGAGGGACCATGGCTAGGCCGACGTTCTGTAGCACGATCCCGCGGGGGACTGACCTCGCCGCGGCGCACCGTGGTGCGTCCATGCTGGGGATGCCGCTGACGCCGCAGGGGGAGAAGGTGGCCGGTGTGCTGGAGGCACGGCGAGGCGAGGGCGCCCGGTATAGCGAGGTGGTCGTGCAGATGCCGCGCCGGTCGGCGAAGTCCACGTCCGTGTGGTCCGTGCTGATCGGCCGGGCGATGGAGCGCCCCGGGTGGCGGTGTGTGACGACGGCACAGTCCGGCACGGTGGCCTCAGCGATCCTGCTGGAGCACGGCAGCATCCTGGAGGCGCGCGGCTGGGGCGGATTCGACCCGCGGCGCCCTGGCGCGCACAACGAGGAGTTGGGCAACGGGACGATGCGGCTGCTGCGGAACGGCGGCCGGGAGCGCATCGAGTTCTCGAACGGGTCCCGCATCTGGTGCGTCCCGCCTGAGGCCGCGGCGGTCCGGTCTGCTGCTGCTGACGCGATCGTCGTTGACGAGGCTGGCGAGCACGAGGGCGAGAAGGGCGTGCTGTTCCTCGACGGCACGAGGCCACTCATGGATACCCGTGGTCCGCTCGCTCAGTTGGTCATCGCGGGGACGCCTGGGAAGGTCCGGGCGGGCATGTTCTGGGATGCGCTGGTCCTGGCGCGGTCGGGTGCGGACCGGGATACCGGGATCGTCGACTACTCGGCGCGGGACGACGAGGACCCCGACGACCGGGCCGTCTGGCGCCGCGTGCACCCTGGGCCGTCGTCGGGCCTGACTCCCATGAAGGTGATCGAGAAGCGTCGGGAGAAGATGGGCCTGGTCCAGTTCGCGCGGGAGTACCTGTGCCTGTGGCCGGCGGATGCGTACACGGGCGCGCTCGACGTCGAGGCGTTCCGGTCGTGCGTGGCGCCGCTCCCTGAGTCTTGGCCTGAGCGGACCGTCATCGCGTTCGACTGTGCGAAGGACGGGAGCGTGTCGTCCGTGCTGCGCGTCTGGAGGGACGACGACGGCCGGGCGTGCATGGAGGTCATGGCTCACCGGCCGGGCACGTCGTGGGTGGCGCGGTACGTGCACGAGGCAGGCCGGCGGCTGCGGGCCGACGTCGTGTTGGACGAGATCGGCGGCAACGTGGACGTGGCGGCTGACGTCCGGCGGATGCGCCCGGCGGTGCGGCTGGTCCCGCTGCGGATGCTCCACGTTGGCGGCGCGGCGCAGAAGTTGGCGACGGCGGTCCGGGAGCGGAAGGTCGTGCAGTTCGGGCAGCCGGACCTGGTCAACGCGGTGGAGGCGTGTTCGTGGCGGCCGATGGGTCGGGATGGTCGGGCGTTCGGGCAGCGGCCCGGTATGGCGCCGATCGCGCCCGCGGTGGCCGCGTCCCTGGGCTTGTGGCACTTCGATTCGCAGCCGGACCGGGAGCGGACCCGGATCGTGGTCTCCTCGGCGGGCCGGTAGCAGAAGGGTCCGACATTCGGACGTCCACGTCTCGCATGTTGGGATGAGAACCGTTATCATGTAGGGGATGGGATTCCTCTCCGCGTTCCGGTTCGCTGCGAGCGTCACCCGCTCCGGCGGCCAGACGTCTGCCCCGACGTCGTCCCGCTCCGGGGTCGCCTCCCCGTGGTCGCCCTCGACACTGACCAAGATCGCGTGGAGTGACGTCCTGGGCCTGGAGGCCGACGTCGTCACCCGCGCTGAGGCGATGACCGTCCCGAGCATCGTCAAGGGTCGGTCCCTGATCGTGGGTCCGCTCTCTCGGCACCCGCTGGCCGCCTACCGCGGCGCGCAGAAGATCACGACCCCGGCATGGCTGTCCCGCACGAGCACCGACGTCTCCCCGCAGATGCGGATGCTCTGGACGCTGGACGACCTGATCTTCGGTGGCTGGTCGCTCTGGGCGGTGGAGCGTGGCGCGTCCGGGCAGATTGTGGACGCCGTCCGGGTTCCGCCGGAGTGGTGGACCGTGACGCAGGACCTCACTGTGGAGGTGAACGGCCGGCCGGTCACCTCGGAGGAGGTCGTCCTGTTCCAAGGCCCGCAGGACGGGCTGCTGGAGTGCGGCAAGGGCACCATCCGGGCCGCCGTCGCCATGGAGCGCGCCTGGGCCACCCGTGTCTCGACGCCGGCGCCGCTGGTGGAGTTGCACGGCACCGACGCGCAGATGCCGCTGGACGAGGCCGAGGTGCAGGAGTTGGTGGACGCGTGGGAGACGGCGCGGTCCTCGGGCGGTGCGACGGCGTACACGCCCGCGTCCATCGAGGCGAAGATCCACACCGGCAGCGACGCGTCCCTGTTCGTCGAGGGCCGGAACGCGATCCGGCTGGACGTGGCGAACTTCCTGGCCTTGCCGGGGGAGTTGCTCGACGGCAGCACGGCGACGGCGTCCCTCACGTACTCGACGCAGGAGGGCACCCGCAACGAGTTCGTGGACTACTCCCTGGCGTATTGGGCCGGCCCGATCGAGGCGCGGCTCTCGCAGGACGACGTCACCCCGCGCGGGACCCGCATCGGCTTCGACCTGAGCGACTTCCTGACCACGACCCCGGCGCCTTCCGGCCCGGCGCGAGAGGACTGACATGCTGACCGCGAACCTCGAGGACCGCACGATCCGCGGCCTCGCGCTCCCGTACGGCGAGACCGGCCGGACCAACCTCGGGCGCGTCATCGCATCCGCGGGCAGCGTCACCATCCCCGACGACGTCGGCAGCATCACGCTGAACCTGGAGCACTCGCGCACGGCGCCGGTGGGCCGGGCGACGGCGGTGGAGGAGACCCCCGAGGGTCTCGTTGCGACGTTCCGCGTGGCCCGGACCCGCGCGGGGGATGACCTGCTGGCCGAGGTGGAGGAGGGCCTGCGGGCCGGTCTGTCGGTGGAACTCGACTCGCCAGTCATCCGGGCCGGTCGGCTGCTCTCCGGCGCCCTGAGCGCCGTCGCGGCCGTCGTGCAGCCCGCGTTCCCTTCCGCGCTGCTCACCGCGGCCGACGCGGGCGACGTCGAGGACGACGAGGACGACGAGGACACCCCCGAGACCGAATCTGAGACGACCGTCTCGGATGCTGAGACCCCCGACCCGGCGCCCGCCGAGGACGGAACCGAGGCCGACGAGGCCGACACCGAGGAGGAGCCCACCGTGGGCGAGAAGATCATGGCGACGGCGCCCGCCGGAACGGGCACCCTGCTCGCAGGCAAGATGACCGGCGAGACCGACGCCCCGACGTCGGGCGACCTGTTCAAGCGGCTCGCCGCGGCCGGCCGCACGATGAGCCCGGCGAAGATGCTGGCCGCGCTCGACGAGGTCACCGCGGCCGACGTGTTCTCGGTCGTGACGCAGCCGCAGTACCTCGGCGAGTTGTGGTCGGGCCGGAAGTACATCGAGCGGTACGCGCCCCTCGTGGGCTCGGCGACCCTGACCGGCCCGAAGGTCACCGGGTGGCGGTTCGTCGAGGGCAAGAAGCCCACCGTGGCCTCCTACGCCGGCTTCCCGACGCAGCCCGCTTCCAACGAGGTCGACACCGAGGCGATCGAGGAGTCCCTCTCCCGGATCGCGGGCGGCTGGTCCCTGGACCGTATCCACCGGGACTTCCCGTCCGAGGCGTTCTGGAGCGCGTTCTTCGCCGCCGCCGTCGAGGACTACGCCCGCAAGCGTGACGCCGTGGTCCTGGCGCACATCGTGGGCGACGCGACCACGGTGGCGCCCGGTGCGGCCGTCTCCGGTGTCTCGGAGGCCGCGTGCAAGATCGTGGACGGCGCCCTGGCGCTGATCGACACGGCCATGCCCACGTTCGCGGTCGTCGGATCGGACCTCTGGCGCGAGTTCCTCCTCACCCGCCGTGAGGACTCCCTGGAGTACCTCACCACGGCGCTGGGGATCGAGGACGGCAGCATGGCCGGCTTCCGGATCGTCCCGAGTTCGGACGCCGCGCTCACCGGCAATGTCCTCGTGGGCTCCCGCGAGGCCGTGACCCTCCACGAGTTGCCGGGCGTTCCGGTCCGCGTGGACGCCGAATCGATCAGCACGGGCGGTGTGGAGACGGGCCTGTTCGGCTACTACGCCCTGATCACGCACAACTCGGCCGGTCTGGCCCTGGTGACCGACGAGTCCTGATCCCGTGGCCGGGCGCCGTGACTCGACTCCGGCGCCCGGCCCGACCACCTGAGGAGGTTCCCGTGGCGTGGCCGTTCGTGAGCGTGGACTCCCCGCTGATCCCGTCGTTCTGGCCGGACTACCCCGCGGACGAGGACGCCTTGCAGGCGGTTCTGGACGCCGCGCAGGGCCAGTGTGAGGCGTTCGCCCCCGAGGTGGACGATCCGAGCATGACGGACTCGGCGCGGTTCCGGCAGGCGGTCATCATGCAGGCGCGCGCCCTGTACCGCTCTGCGACGTCGGGCGGTGGCGACCAGGTCGGCGCCGAAGGGTTCACGGTCACCGTGTTCCCGATGGACTGGACCGTCAAGGCGCTGTTGCGTCCCGCGCGTAGGCCGGTCGTCGGATGAGCGCCCGCGCCTACGTGGCCGACGTCCTCGAGCCCCTCGGCTTCCGGATCGTGGCGGCGCCGGTGGACCTCGACGCCGTCCCGGCACCGACGATCGTCCTGTACCGGGAGAAGGTCGAGCCCTCGACGGCGGCTCTCGGGATGCGGCTGTCCACGCTGGCCGTGTGGGTCCTCGACCCCCGGCAGGACCCGCGTGCCGCTGAGGACCCGCTGGACGCCTCCCTGGACGACGTCCTGGCCGCCCTGGACTCCGATACCTCCCTCGCCTGGTCTGAGGCCGTGCGAGGCACCTACGCGGACAAGTGGCCCGCGTACCAGATCACCGTCTCCCTCATCGAATCGAGGTAACCCGCATGGCCGTCATCGGAGTTCAGCCGTTCGTCCTCAAGGACTGCACCCTCACCATCGCCACCGACGAGTACCAGGCGCACGTCTCGCAGGTGGAGTTCCAGCCCAGCGCGAGCACCGTGAACTGGAAGGGCCTCACCCCCGCCGCCACGTACACGGACGTCACCACGGCGACGTGGACGGCGACCCTGGCCTACGCGCAGGACTGGACCACGGCCGACTCCCTGGCCTACTACCTCCACGAGAACGAGGGCGAGACCGTCTCGGCGACGTTCGTCCCGCTGGCCGGCGGCCCGACCGTGTCCGCATCCCTGGTCATCACCCCGGGTGCGATCGGCGGGACCGTCGACCAGTTCGCGGTGGCGACCGTGACTCTCGGCGTCGTCGGCAAGCCCACGATCACCCCGCCTGAGGAGTCCTGACCGCCGGTTCAACCGGTTCAACCGGTTACAACCGGTTCAGATGAGAGGAGGTGGCCCGGTGCTCAAGGTAGGTGACGCTCCCGAGTTGCGGGCCGCCGTCCTCGCCATGAAGGGCGTGGACCGGGAGGTCCGGACCCGGATCAGCAAGGCCACGCGGGAGACGATGAACCCGGTCTGGAAGTCCCTCGTGGCCGTCAACGCGACGTCCCACATGGACGCCCGGATCATGGTCCCTGGCGCCCGGATCGCTGCGGGTAACCCGCCGTCCGCCGTCGCTGCCAACTCCAAGCGGCCGTTGCGGGCGGGCAAGGGTGGCCTCACGCCGGCGATCCACTGGCGCGGGTTCGAGTTCGGCTCCCCGAGCCGCAACGACTACTCCCGGTACAAGCGCACGTCCCCGAAGGGGAAGGTGCACACGGTGGAGCGCCGGACGATGCGCGGGATGCCGCCCCGGACCCGCACGGGCCGGGTGGTCTACCCCGCCTTCGCCGAGATCGCGCCCCGCATGGTGAGCCTCTGGGTGCAGATCATCGTCCGCACCGTGCACGACGCCGCAGAAGGGAAGCGCTGACGTGGCCGGCATCAAGACCGAGCAGGCGTGCCGCACGTGCGGCATCGTCAAGCCGATTGACGAGTTCTACACGCAGGCGCACGGCGGGGCACCCCTGACGCAGTGCAAGCCGTGCTACATCCAACAGCGGCGCGACCGAGGTCAGCGTTCGCCCGAGTACCAGCGGGCAACGGACCTCTGGAAGAACTACAGGATTCGACCCGAACGGTACGACGAGATCCTTGAGGCGCAGGGTGGCGCCTGTGCCATCTGCGGGTCCAAGGACCCCGGGTGGAAGCGCCGGTACTTCTCCGTGGACCACGACCACTCGTGCTGCCCCGACTCTGCCAAGTCGTGCGGTCAGTGCGTGCGGGGCCTGCTCTGCGGGTCCTGCAACGTGCTGATTGGTCACGCGCGGGATGACGTGGACATTCTCACGTCGGCCGCGGCCTACCTGATCAGTGGAGGGCAGTAGCCATCGCGGGCATACGTATTCCTTTCCTGGCCGACGTCCGGGACTTCCTCCGCGGTACGAGGTCGGTTGCCGATGGGCTGGACGACGTCGCGGACTCCCTCGACGACGTGCAGCGCGACGCCGCGCGCGCGGGGGACAAGGTCGGCGACGAGCTCAAGGACGGCGCCCGCGAGGGCGAGCGGTCCGCGGACCGGCTGGAGAAGAAGTTCCGGGACGCGTTCGAGACCGTCGAGGACAAGTCCCGGACGGCTGGCCGGAAGATCGGCGACAACGTCACGGACGGCGCCCGGAAGGCGGAGCGCGGCCTCGACGAACTGAAGGACGAATCGAACGACACGGCGCGTGAGGTTGCCGCCTCGTTCGACGGCTCGGCCGAGTCCATCGCCGAAGGGTTCCAAGAGGTTGCAGCGAACGCCCTCGGCGGGTTCGGTCCCGCTGGCGCCGCCGCTGGGCTGGCCCTGGCCGCCGGTGCGGGCATCTTCCTCTCGGAGTGGCAGAAGACGACCGAGGAGACCAAGGCCCTGGTCTCGGGCATGTTCGAGGACATGATCGAGTCCGGCAACCGCTACCTCTCGGAGTCCTTCGTGCAGACCGAGGTCAAGCGCATCCTGGACGAGTCCGAAGGGGACTACCTGCCCCGGATCGCAGCGGCGGCCGAGAAGGCCGGCGTCACCATGGGCACCGCACTGCGCGCTATCGCAGGCGACCAGGCCGCGGCTGAGGAGGTCATGGCTGGCGCCACCGAGTACCTCTCGACGGCGGCGGGTTCGGCGCGCACGGACGTCAACCTCCTCACGGGCGAGGTGGACGCCGCGGGACGCGCCCTCGACTCGGCAGGCCAGAAGGCCGAGTGGGCGGCTGAGGCGACGCAGGCCACGGGCGAGGCGGCACGGGCCTATGACCAGGCCGTCGCTGACCTCCCCGGCACGGTCGCCGAGGCGAACAAGGCGATCGAGGACAACATCGTCGCCCTGGGCTCGCAGGAGGCCGCGGCTGGGACCAACAACGGTGTGCTGGCCGACCTCGCGGGGGAGTTGGACGGCGTCCGGCAGGCCGCTGTTGACGCCGGTGTCGCGGGGGATGACCTGGAGGGCGTGCAGATCGACCTCGCCCGGCAGTTCGTGGCCGCTGCGGTGGCCGCGGGCAAGACCTCCGATGAGGCGGTGGCCCTGGCGCGCAGGTACGACCTGATCCCCGAGGACGTCTCCACTGACGTGATCGTGAACGGCGCAGCGGCGGCTCAGCAGACGGCGCGGGACACCGACCGGGCGTACGGGGGAGTGCGTCAGGAGGTCATCACGAAGATCCTGGCGCAGGCGAATACGAGCACGTGGCAGGCCGAGGTGGACCGGGCCGCACGGTCCCTGATCCCGCCGTCCATCACGATCAAGCCGTTCGTGCAGAAGGCGGTGTGACGTGGCAACGACCCTGACGGCGACGGCGAACGCGACGACGGCGGCCGTCCTCCTCGTGGTGGACGCCCCCACGGGCGCCACCCTGGTCGCCCTGACCCGCACGGACGTCAACGGCTCCCGGCCGGTGCGCCTGCTCGACGGGCAGGACCTGGACGGCACGGGTGCCCTGACGATCACGGACTACGAGCCTGCGCTCACGGGCGCGGTGGGCTACGCGGTCACGATCCTGGACGGCGTCACCCGTGAGGATGCGACGGACACCGTCACGTTCGACGGCACCGCGATGCTCCCTCGGCTGGCGCCCGCCGTCCGGCCGGACCTGGGCGTGACCCTGACGATGGTGCGCACCTACGAGGCGACGCGCGCGAGCACCACGACCGTGCATGACGTCATCGGCCGCACGGACCCCCTGGTCTCCCTGGGCGTGCAGGGCACCCGCCGCGGCGCCCTGGGCCTGTTCTGCCCCACCTACGCGGATGCTCGCGCAGTGGAGGCCACCCTGGGCGCGGGGGAGGTCGTGCTGCTCCGCACGCAGGAGTTCGAGGGTCTGGACATGTACCTCGTGGGCACGTCCTCGCAGGTGCGGCCGTTCGACGACGAGACCACGATCCGCCGGTGGGAGGTCGTGGTGGAGTTCGTCGAGACGGCGGCGCCGCTGGGCGCGCTCTACGGCGCGCTCGGCTGGGACTACGCAGCGTCCCTGGCCCGTAACGCGACGTTCGCTGACTCCCTCGCCGAGTTCGCCACGTTCGGCGACCTCACGGCCGGCCCGGCGGTGGTCTGAGTGGCCGTCACCGACCCCTGGGACGTCCTCGCTGACTCCCGCATCCGAGGCCCGATCCGGCACGTGGTGGAGGTCACCGCCGAGCACTCCGGCTTCGACGCACCTATCCCGCTCGACGTCGTCACGGGCACCCTGACGTTCGACGAGCGCGGCGAGGTCCACGTCACGGCCTCCCTCGGCTGCGCGGTCCCCGACGTCGCCACCCTGGACGCCCTCGACCCTCGCAAGCGGGTGCAGGTGCGCATCCGGGCCGGCTACCGCTACCCCGGCGGTGTGGAGGACGTGCACGACGTCGCCCTCCTCGACCTGCGCTCGCGTGTGGTCACCCGCCCCGACGACCGGATGGTCCTCACCGCCGAAGGGCTGGAGTGCCGCCTGCGGGATGCGATCGTCCTCGGGCCGACCACCTACACCTCCTCAGACGACGCAGGCACGGTCCTGGCCGCGCGGATCGCCACGTTCGCCCCGTCCTCCGGCGACGTCGTCAACACCCTCCCGGCGACGGCGTTCCTGGAGGGATCGGACACGATCACCGAGGCCGTGGGGGACAACCCCTGGAACCTCCAGCGCGACGTGATGGACCGGGCCGAGTGCATCTGCTACTGGAACGGGCTCGAGTGGCGGATCGAACCGGACTTCGCCCTCACGGGCCTGACGTCCCACCTGCTCACGGTCGGCAACGGCGGCACGATCACCGGGAGCGAGTCCTCCCTGACCCGTGACGGGTTCTACAACCTCGTGTTCGTGCGCCACAAGTGGGCCAGCCTGGAGGCGTACGGGTGGGCTGCGGTGGACGCCGGCGACCTCGGCACGGCGGCCGTCGGTACCCGCGCGATCGTCCTGGAGCGCGCCTACGCGGGTTCGGAGGCGACGGCGACGGCGGCAGCGGTGGCCCTCGTGAAGCGAGGCATCTCCCGCGGGCGGTCGGTATCGGTGGAGACCGGCGCCGCGGCCTGGTGGGTCCGGCCGGGCCGCACCGTGCAGGTGCGCCTGCTCACCGGCGAGGCCGAGCGGCACCTAGTCGAGCGCGTGGACTTCGACCTGACCACCGGCGGGATGCACGTCCTCACCCGCCTCCCCGAGACCGTGACCATCGAGACTGGAGAGTGACCCATGGCCGGCGCCACTACCCGCGGCTACCCCTACCCGACGTCCTCGGATGCCAACGATGTGCCCTACGCGGTGCAGACGCTCGCCGAGGCGATCGACGACGAGATCGGCGACCTGTTCACGCACTCGTGGGAGTCCTCGGCGAACCTCACCCTGAACGGCGCGATCTACGCGAACTTCGGCGCGGGTGGCCGGAACTACCAGCCGACGGCCAGCGTGCACGCCCGACCCAACGGCACGACGTTCCTGCGGGGTCTCGTGACCAACAACACGTCCCTGACCCTCGTTGCGGGGACCGAGTACCAGTTGACGAGCACGGCCATGGCTTCGCAGTACCGGCCGACGTCGTCCCTCATCGTCCCTGCGATCTCCTCGCACGGTCCGTGCCGCCTCGTGATCGAGAACACCGGGCACGTGTTCTACGTCTCCGAGAACGCCGTCTCCTCCGCCGGCGCCGGCACCTGGTACATCGCCCTCGACTCCGCTAGGTGGGATGCAGCGTGACGTACAAGACTCAGGCGACGATCGCGCAGGACCAGGGCCTCCTGCTGCGCGTGGCGGCCGCACTCGCAGGCGAAGGCGTGCAGGACCCCCTCAGCGTCGCTCAGGGCCTCATGTGGCGCCTGGCCGTCACGAAGGGCTGGGATACCGCGGTGGAGACGGCGGACGTCTCCACGGGCCGTCTGGGCCGCATGGACGTCATCACGGACCGGATGATCCGGGCCGCCGTCCGGAACCACCTGGAGGTGGCACCGTGACCGAGGGCGTGGCCGTCGCTGCGATCGGCGCGGTGGGCCTGATCACCTCGACGTGGCTCAACTCCCGCAAGACCAGGGCGAAGGTCGCCGAGGTGGCGGCTCAGATGAAGCCCAACGGCGGGTCCAGCATCCGGGACTCACTGAACCGGATAGAGGACCGGCTCGACGTCGTGCACAAGGCGCAGGTGGCCACGGACGCGCGCCTGGACCGGCACATGGCCGACTGTGCGTGACGTCGTCTACATCGTCCGGCCGGGCGAGAACGAGGAGTTGCGGTTCTCCCTGCGGTCCCTCGTGCACGTCCCGCACGGGCGCGTGTGGATCATCGGGCACCGGCCGGCATGGGTCCGCGGCGTCGAGCACGTCCCGACCGACCAGGCGCCCCTGACCCTCGCCACGAAGCGGGAGAACGCCTGGGCCAACATGCGCGCGCTCGCCGAGCACGGACCCGAGGAGTTCTACTACTGCGAGGACGACTACCACGTCATCCGGCCTCACCCGCACGGCATCCCGCCCTGGCACCGCGGTCCGCTCGCCGAGCACGTGGCCGAGTACCGCACCCGGTACCCGCGCTCGCACTACACGCGGCTGCTGGAGCACACCGCGGGGTATCTCCGGAAAGGTCATCCACCCGTGGATGACCTTTCTCAGCACACCGTCTCGGCGACGTCAACTTCGTCTTCCACTGAAGACGAAGTTGCCAAGTCGTTCCGACGGCCTTGCGGCGCCCGGTCGTTCGAGGTCCACGCTCCCATGCCCGTGCAGCGCGCCCTCCTGGCCGCCGTCCTCGCCGAGTGCGAGGCGAACGAGGTGGCCGACGGCGGCAGGGTGCTCCGGCCGATGTGGCGCACCGTGTACGGGAACCGGCACCACGGCGACGCGGTCAAGATCCGTGACCCGAAGGTCCGCGGCGGCTGGCCGGTCCACGCGGGCATCGTCTCGACGTCGGATGCCACGTTCCCGCGGATGCTCCGCAACCTGACCGCGCGGTTCCCTCGCCCGGGACCCTACGAGGCGTGACCTAACAGAGTCCCTAACGGGCCTTGTCCCCGGTGGTCTTCCTGATCCTGCCG